ATGACGGCGAAGACGTCTGCCGCCGCGGCGCCGACCACGGCCTGGCGCAACCGGATCACCGGCACCGGGGATGAGGCCCCGGACCAGCTGCTCGCCAACCCGGCGAACTGGCGGGTCCATCCGAAGGCGCAGCAGGACGCCCTCGCCGGCGCGCTGGACCAGGTGGGCTGGGTCCAGCAGGTACTGGTGAACCGGCGCTCCGGATTCGTCGTCGATGGCCATGCCCGCGTCGCGCTCGCGCTCAGCCGCGGCGAGCCTACCGTGCCGGTCCTCTACGTCGACCTGGACCCCGAGGAGGAGGCCCTCGTCCTCGCCACCCTCGACCCCATCAGCGCGATGGCCGGGCGGGACGAGGAGAAGCTCCGGTCGCTCCTCGCCGAGATCACGGTCGACGATGCCGGCCTCCTCGCCCTCCTCGGCGACATGGCCGGCAACGATCCCAAGGCCGGCCTGACCGACCCCGACGAGGTTCCCGAGCCTCCTGAGGAGCCCTACGTCAAGCCGGGTGAGCTCTACGTGCTGGGCGATCACCGCATCCTCTGCGGCGACGCGACGAGTCCTGCGGACGTGGCGCACCTCCTGGCCGGGGCCGCGCCGACGCTCCTCGCGACGGACCCGCCTTACGGCGTCCAACTCGACCAGACGTGGCGCGACGGCGTATACAACGGCCCGCGGAAGCGCGTGCGGGGCTGGGGCGTCGTCGCGGGCGCCGCGAAGCCGTACATGATGCGCGACGCCCCAGATGGCCAGCCCGACGGCGACGACGCCACACGGGCCACCCGTGGCGCCCACGGGCGCACCGCGGGCCACCGGCACACCTCGATCAGCGGCGATGTCCGGGCGGACTGGTCCGAGGCCTTCGCCCTAGTGCCCTCGCTCCAGGTCGGCTACGTCTGGTACGCCAGCGCCCACACGCTCGAAGTGCTGTCGGGCCTCCTGGGGATCGGCTTCGAGCTCGCCCAGCAGATCATCTGGGACAAGGGCCTGTTCTCGATCGGCCGCTCCTGGTACCACTGGGCGCACGAGCCCTGCCTCGTCGTCCGCAAGCCGGGTGTGCCCAACCTCTTCATCGGCGAGCACGACCAGGCGACGATCTGGCGCGCCCCGTCGCCCAAGCGGATCGGCTCCGGGTCCAAGGAGCACAAGGAGGACCACCCGACCCAGAAGCCGGTGGTCCTCTCCGAGATCCCGATCCGAAACCACCTGCGCCCGGGCGAGGCCGTCTACGAGCCCTTCAGCGGGTCAGGCACCACGCTCATGGCGGCCGAGACGCTGGGCCGGCGCTGCCACGCGATGGAGATCGACCCGAAGTACGTCCAGGTCGCGATCGAGCGGTGGCAGAACTTCACGGGCCGGACGGCCGAGCGCGTCGATGGGTAGGCGCGGCCCGGCCCCAACCCCCACGAAGGTGAAGATGCTGCGCGGTGAGACGCGCCCGAGCCGTCTGAACCTGCGCGAGCCGATGCCCTCGCCCGACGTCCCGAAGATGCCGGCCGACATGGACGACGCGGCCAAGGTCGTGTGGCGGCGGGTCCTGCGCGAGATGCACCACACGGGCGTCATCCGAGCCGCCGACGCCGACGTCCTGCGCTGCTACTGCGAGGCGGTCAGTCGCTACGCACAGGCGGCTCGCCTGTACGCTCAGTCCGGGCCGATCGTCTCGCGCGACGGGAACCTCGTGAAGAACCCGCTCCACCAGGTCGCCCGCGACAACGCCGACGAGATCCGTCAGTTCGCCCGCGAGCTCGGCCTCTCCCCGTCCGCGAGGGTGGGGCTGCGGATCGAGCCCGAACACGCGCTCGACGCGCTCACCGCCGAGATCGGGCTGCCGCCGAGGCTGCGGGTGGTCGCCGATGTGGGCTGAGTCGTGGTCCCCGATGCCCTCTCCGGCGGCCCCCACTTCGCCGCGTACTGCGAGCGCTACATCCGCCACACGAAGGGCCGCTGGGCAGGCCGGCCGCTCATCTACGAGGACTGGCAGCGCGAGTTCTGGTGGGAGGCCCTCGAGTTCGACCCCGCCACCGGCTTGCGGATCTACAACGAGGTCGGCCTCGGCATCCCCCGCAAGAACACGAAGTCCACGATGGCCAGCGCGGCCGGGCTGTACATGCTCGACGCCGACGGCGAGCCCGAGCCCGAGGTCTACGTCGCCGCGGCCGCTCGCAACCAGGCCGGCATCGTCTTGGGACAGGCCCGGAGCATGGTCAGCCGCAGCCCGCTCCTGCTCGACCGCCTCGTCCCGCACCGGTACGCGATCGAGTGCCCCCGCAACGGCGGGGTCATGCGCTCCCTGTCCTCCGACGCCGCGCTCCAGCACGGCCTCAACCCGTCCGCCAACATCGTCGACGAGCTGCACGCCCACCGCTCAGCCGAGCTCTACACCGCGCTCACGACCGGCACCGGCGCCCGCGAGCAGCCCTTCACCCTCTGGATCACGACGGCCGGGGTGGCCGGCGAGGGCATCCTCGCCGAGCTCTTCGACTCGATGTTCACCGGATCCGGCGAGCTCGAGGATCGGGGCTCGCTGCTCATCTACCGCGACCGGGTCAACGGCACCCTCATCTACTGGTACGGCGCCCCGCGCGACGCGGACATCGAGGACCCCGCGGTCTGGTACGCCGCGAACCCCGTCTCATGGCTCCACGACGGCAAGTACCTGGGCGCGCAGTTCGCACGGCTCAAGGCCCGCGGTGCGCTCCTGGAGTGGCGGCGCTACCACCTCAACCAGTTCGTCGGGTTCGAGGACACCTGGCTCCGCGAGGGCGCTTGGCGGGCGACCGCGGGCGATCTGCCGCTCAACGTCGCCCTGCCGGTCGGCGTGGGCATCGACCGGAGCCCCGACGGTGCGCTCGGCGCGGTCGCGATCGCGCAGCGCCAGGGGGACCGGGTCGTGGTGAGGGCGCGGGTGTTCCCAGCGGAGTCGGCGACCGGGATGGCGAGCGCGGAAGCGATGCGCGTCCATCTGCGCGAGCTTCGGGCCACCTACCCGCTCGCCCAGTCCCGTGACGAGCGGACGAAGCGGGCACTCGCGGGACCCGCGTTCGCGTTCGACCGCCTGGCCTTCGGCGAGTCGGCGGAGATCCTTGAAGCGGACGGGCTCGCGATGGTCGACGTCCCGATGACCGCCGCGGTCATGGGTCCGCCCTCGACCCTCGCCTACGAGCTCATCACGACCGGGCGCCTGATCCACGACGACGACCCGATCCTCGCCGAACACGTCGCCAACACGACCGCGGTCCTGACCGACCGGGGGATGAAGATCACCCGCTCCAAGCACGGCTCGACCCGCGCGAACGTTGCCGCGGTGGCGATGGTCCGGGCGATCGCGATGGCGAGCCAGGAGGCGCCGACGCCGTTCGTCCGCACGCCCCGAGCGCCGGTGGGGTTCTGACGATGCTCGATACGACCCGCACCCTCGTCCCGGGCTCCCTCGACTGGTGGCTCGCCCGACTGGGCAAGCGCCTCGACGACCGGCGCGTCCCGATGACCCGTTTCGAGGACTACTACGCGGGCGTCCAGCCGCTCGCCTTCGCGTCGGCGAAGTTCCGCCAGGCGTTCGGCGACCGGTTCCCCGCGTTCTCGTCCAACTTCATGGCCCTCGTGGTCGACGCCCACCGCGAGCGGCTCCACGTCCAGGGGATCCGGATCGGCGACGCGCCCGAGGGCGACGCCGACGCCTGGCGCTGGTGGCAGGAGAACCGGCTCGACGCCGAGTCGCAGAAGGCGCACACCGAGTCGCTCGTCAAGGGCATCGCCTACGCGCTCGTGTGGCCTGACCCCGGTTCGCACCTGCCCGAGGTCACGATCGAGTCGCCGCTCCAGGTCGTCGTGGAGACCGAGCCCGGCAAGAGCTGGAAGCGGCGGGCCGCCCTCAAGCGCTGGCTCGACGACGACGGCCACTACCGGGCCGAGCTCTACCTGCCCGACGGGATCTACAAGTTCCGCTCCGAGCAGCGCACCGACTGGTTCAGCGCCCCAGCGTGGGCGTCGGTGGCGACCTGGACGCGGGACGAGATCGCCACCGAGTCGTGGCCCGTCGCGAACCCGCTCGGGGTCATCCCGATCGTGCCGATCGTCAACCGGCCGAGGCTCGCCGGCGACGGCCAGTCCGAGATCGCGATGGTGATGAGCAACCAGGACGCGATCAACAAGCTCCGCGCCGACGCGCTCATCGCCGCCGAGTTCGCCTCGTTCCGCCAGCGCTGGATCATCGGCATGGATATCCCGATCGATCCGGAGACCGGGCAGCCTGTCGAGCCGTTCCGCTCGGCGGTCGACCGCCTGTGGATGGTCCCCCCGCCCGACCCCGACGACCCCAACCCGCCCAAGGTCGAGTTCGGCGAGTTCGAGCAGACCGACCTCGCGCCGATCTACGCCGGGATCGACACCGAGGTCCAGCACCTGGGCGCGATCAGCCGCACGCCCTACCACTACCTCCTCCCGCAGTCGGGCCAGCCGCCGTCGGGCGAGTCGCTCAAGTCGTCGGAGACCGGGCTCATGGCCAAGGTCGCCGACTCGATGCTCAACAAGGGGGAGTCCTGGGAGGAGATCTTCCGCCTGAACTTCGCGTTCCGGGGCGACCCGCGGGCGAAGGACATTGCCGCCGAGATCATCTGGAAGGACCCCGAGAGCCGGACCGAGGCGGTCCACACCGACGCCCTCGTGAAGCAGCGCAGCCTCGGCATCCCCGACGAGATCCTCTGGGAAGGTCTTGGCTACTCACCCCAGCAGGTCGCCCGGATCAAGCGGCTTATCGCCGAGGCGCCGCCGCCCACGCCGGTCGGGCCGCCGATCACGGATCTGTCCATCCCGCCCGGGCCAGCGGCGACCGGGACAACCCCATCGCCTGCCGATCCCGGTTCGGCGATCCCCACACCAGTAGGAAGGTAGCGAGACGCGATGAGCGAGAACGACCCGACCACGGGCGCGACGCCCGGCACCGGCGCGACGCCGGCGCAGGCCGGAACCCCTCCCACGGCTCTAGCCGAGTCCACGCCCGCGACGGGCGAGGACAACCTCGGCGAGGCCGGCAAGAAGATCCTTCGCGACCTTCGCGCCGCGGAGCGCGAGGCACAGCGCCGCGCCGAGGCCGCCGAGAAGGAGCTGGCCGATCTGCGGTCGGCGACCCAGACCGACGGCGACAAGGCGCTCGCGCAGGCGAAGCGCGAGGCGGCCGCCGAGGAGCGCGCCAAGTTCGAGACGAAGCTCCGCCGGGCGGAGGTCCGCTCCGCGCTCCGCTCGGCCGGCCTCACGAACGACGCCCTCGTCGAGCTCGCCTTGAAGTCCGACCTCTTCGCGGCCCTCGCGGTCGACGACGAGGGCCGGGTGACCGACCTCGACAAGGCGATCGCACAACTCCGGAAGGATGCGCCCGAGCTCTTCGCCGCCGCGCTGGCGGGGACGGTCACCCGCGGCGTCCAGACGCCACGCACCGACCGGCCGCGCGACCTCGAGTCATCGATCCGCGACCACTACGAGCAGCAGCACTGACCGCCCGATCCGGGCGATAGAAAGGACCGACCACCGTGCCCGTGACCCTCGCCCAGGCGAGCCTCAACGCCGCAACCGACATCGACCGCAACGTCATCGACGAGTTCCGCAAGTCGAGCTTCCTGCTCGACCGGCTGCCCTTCGACCAGTCCGTCAACCCCGCCGGCGGCGGCTCGACCCTCGTCTACGGCTACACGCGCCAGATCACCCAGCGCTCTGCGGCGTTCCGCGCGATCAACGCCGAGTACACCCCGGCCGAGGTCGAGAAGGCGCAGTACACGACCAACCTGCGGCCGCTCGGCGGCAGCTTCCAGATCGACCGCGTGCTCGACGGCATCGGGGCGATCAGCGAGGTTTCGTTCCAGATCGGCCAGCTCATCAAGGCCGCCAAGGCGTACTTCGCCGACCAGGTCATCAACGGCGACAGCGCGGTGACGACCGACGGCTTCGACGGCCTCAGCAAGGCCCTGGTCGGCTCGTCCACCGAGTACAACGCCGACAACATCGACGACTGGACCGGGATCAACAGCCAGATCCTCGCGCTCCAGGCGATGCAGAAGATCAACGCCTGGCTCGGGCTCATGGACGGCACGCCCGACGCGATCCTGATGAACAGCACGGCGCTGTCCTGGTTCACCCTGATCGCCGCGTTGTCCGGCCAGCTGCGCTCGACGACCGACGCCTTCGGCCGCCCGGTCTCCACGTACCGCGACATCCCGCTCGTCGACCTCGGCGCGAAGGCGGGGTCCTCGTTCGACGTGATCGCCACGTACTCGGGGACCAACGAGGTCCAGACCGTCACGATCACCGGCACCCCGACCGGCGGGACGTTCACCCTGACGTTCGCCGGGCAGACGACGGCGCCGATCGCCTACAACGCGGCCGCGTCGGCGGTCGTCTCGGCGCTCGAGGCCCTCGCGAACATCGAGGCTGGCGAGGTGACCGCCACCGGCGGCGCGCTCCCGGGCACCCCGGTCGCGGTGACCTTCAAGGGCCAGTACGCGGGCGTCAACATCCCGGCGATGACCGCGGTCGGCACCGGCCTCACCGGCGGCACGACGCCGGCCGTGGCCGTGACGACCACCACGCCTGGCGGCGGTGGTACAGGGTCGGGCCAGACCGGGCTAACGGATCTCTTCGCAGTCCGCTTCGGGCTCGACGGCTTCCACGGCGTGGCGGTCACCGGATCGCTCGTGAAGCAGTGGCTGCCCGACTTCAGCACCGCCGGTGCCGTGAAGACGGGCGAGGTCGAGATGGGCCCGGTCTCGGTCGCGCTCAAGGCGTCCAAGGCGGCCGCCGTCTACCGCAACCTCAAGGTCGCCTGACGAGCGGGCGGGAGCGAACCCCATGTCGCTCGTGATGCTCGGTGAGGTCCGTGCGCTCGTCGAGACGGGCCTCACCGACGTCGACCTGAAGGCCATTCTCGACCGCGAGGAGGGCTGGCTCGCGTCCCGGATCGGGGCGCTCTCCGGCGAACGGACCGAGACGTTCCGCCCGGCGCTCCCCAACGCCCCGATCTACCTCTCGCGGCGCACCGACGCCATCAGCGTGACGGACAACGCAGTCGCCGTGCCCGCGGGCGACCTGTGGTTCGTGCCAGCGACCGGATTGATCCGGCGGATCAACGTCCCATGGCCGGGTCCATGGCCCGGCCCCTGGCCGTGGACCGACTCCGCGAGTGGGCTCGGCACCTGGACCGGCCCCGTGGAGGTCACGTACACCCCGACCGACGCCGACGCCGTGGCCCGGGCGGTCATCGAGCTCGTCCGGGGCACCCTCGCCGAGACCGGCAGCGACGCCGAGACGATCGGCGACTACAGCTACAGCCGGGGCGGCGCGGCCACGCGGCTGGGCCGGCTCGCGCTCGCCCGCAGCGTGCTTGTGCGCCGGCCGGCCTACGCGGCACGCCTGCGCTCATCGGTGGAGCCAGCATGAGCTTCGATCGGCTCCTGATCCACACCCTGGCCGTGGAGCGACCGACCTCGGGCGCCCTCGACGCCTATCGTCAGCCGACCCGCACCTACGCGACGCTCGCGACGTTCCGCGGGCGGCTCGAACCGAAGTCCGCCCGCGAGATCGCCGCCCTCCACGGTGCTGGCGCCGTCGTCTCCGATCACACCCTCCGCACCCGGCCACGCGACCTGCGGGCGAGCGACCGGATCCGCTTCGAGCCCGACGACGGCCGGCGCTTCGAGATCACCGGGATCCGGCTCATCGGGGCCCGCCACCACCTCACGATCGACCTCACGCTCATCGAGGCGGGCGTCTGATGGCCCGCAAGAACAACCGCGTCGTGCTCAACCGCGCGGCGCTCGACGCGATCACGCTCGGGATGGCCGACGGCCTGCTCGCGCTCGCCGACGCGGTGATCGCCGCGACGAAGGTCCCTGACGCGCCGGTCCTCGGCGCGGGGCTGATCGAGGAGGGCGGGACCGTCGCCTATGTCGCGGGCAAGAAGGTCGGCGGGGCGGCCAAGAAGCCCAGCGCCATGAAGGTGCGGAAGATGGGGGTCGCGGTCGCCGGCGGCTTCCCCTTCCCGGCCCGGTTCCAGGAGCTCGGCACGGTCCACCAGCCGGCGCGGCCGTTCCTGACGCCGGCCCTGCTGGCCACCGTGCCCGGCGCCGCGCCGTTCATCAAGGCGGCCACCGCCAAGCGACTGGCGGGCGTCAAGTGATCGACCCGCTCGACGCGCTGCTGGACGAGATCGCCGCCAACCCGGGCGTAGCCGCCCTCACGACGCGCGTCCGGGGAGGCGAGCCGGCCCCCGGCGACGCGGCCAGCCCGTTCGAGCGCTTCGTCGTCCTCGTGCGCCTCGGATCGACCCGCGAGAAGCGGGCGCCGGTCCAGGAGGTCCGGATCGGCCTCCGCTGCTACGGCACGAGCTTCGCCGACGCAGCCGCCCTCTACGGCGCGGTGTCCGACGCGATCCACAACGTCGGGCCCCGGATCGGGGCGACCGGCGTCCTGATCCACCGCACCTTCGACGACGTCGGCAACGGGGCCGACACGGACCTCGACACTGGCCAACCCCACGAGGACGGGGTCATCTCGCTGTTCGCGGCGACGCAGGTCGTCACGGCGGCCATCTAGAGCGAAAGGAGCACGGACATGGGACTCGTCATCGATCCCAAGGCGTACATCATCGGCGCGGCCGAGGTCTACTACCGCGCGATCGGGGCCACCGGCGCCTGGTCGAGCATCGGGGCGACGATCGACGACGTCGTCTTCCGGGTGAACCAGACGACGTTCAACCCGTCGGAGACCTTCAACGGCGTCCTCGAACCGATCCGCGAGATGGACTACATCAGCAAGGCGGGCGCCGAGGCCGAGTTCACGATGCCCGAGTTCGCGGGCTCCAAACTCGCCCTCGCGGTGCTGGGCGCCCAGTCCGCCACGCTCGCGACGACCGACGCCAGCGGCACCCCGCTCTCCACGACCCTGGCCGCAGCGGCCGCGATCGGGGACACGGTGGTCAAGGTCGGCGGGGTCACGAACGCGGCGGTCGGCGACTACATCCGGATCAACGTCGCGGGCGTGCTCGCGGAGTACCGCCGGATCGACGTCGTCGGCACCGTGGGCGCGGGCGGCACGGGCTTGCAGTTCCGGGACCCGCTCCTCAAGGCGCACGCGAGCGGCGTGGCAGTCGTCGAGACGGTCGGCGACGGCAAGACCGAGATCACGCCCGGCACCGTCCGCCGCCAGCCGCTCTCGGCGTACAACGACTTCGTCCTCGTCGCCCAGAGCCCGTCCGACTATTACGAGCTCTACCTCTACAACGCGATCAGCAAGACCGACGCCGCCGAGGTGACGTTCGGCGACGAGTCGATGGCCGCGATCAAGGTGTCGCTCGGCACCCGGCGCGACGGGGCGAACCTCGCCCTGCCGTCCTGGCGCCTGCGCATCCCGGCCTGATCCGATGGCCGCCAGCGAAGAGCAGGTCCTCGCGGGCCTGCTGACCGTGACCGTCGGCGGGGTCGAGCGCTCGATGCCGACCCTGCCGATCCGCGACGCCCGCGAGTGGCGCAAGCGTCTCGCGGCCGAGGTCGCC